ATTGACAGTATGTTTTTTGATATAGAAAGGAAAAAATAAAATGATGTTGAATAGTAGATTTAAACTACAAGTATTTGATGAAAAATTAAATCGTTTTAGAGATGTAACAGAAAAAGAAAGGCTAGAAAGGGAATTAAGTTTTATTCTTCAAGATAGAACTGATAATACTTGTAATATTAAAGAAGTAAAAGACCAAATAAGAGAATTTAAAGAGAAATTAAAAGATCTTTTTGAAAATAGAAAGGCTTTAAATAATCAGATTAAAAGCCTTAGAAAAAAAATAGAAAGGAAAAAAGAAAATGGAAAATAATAAATTAATAGTACATTTTAAAACAGATTATGGAATTGAAAGGATGTACCCCACTTGTGAAACTTCAAAATTGATTGTCAAACTATTTGGGGGGGATAAATCAATATCAGATAATAGAAAGGTGATACTGAAAAAACTTGGTTATGAATTTAAAGAAGAAGAAAGGAAAATATAAAATGAAAAATGATAAAATTATAACTATTCAAGACCTATTGCAAATTGAAAGTATAAGGTCAAAAATTAAGCACCCCAAAGACATTAATAAACATGAAGAAGGGAAACTATTAAACGATTACTTTTCGAAGTCTAAAGGGGAATTTATACCCCTTTTAGATATGCCATTATCTTACATGGTAAGGGCATTTAATAAAACCCTTCAAGAACTTTACAACCTCAAAGAAAATAGAGGGGAAGGCAAAAAATTTAAAGTTGTCATCAATACAGATGAAACTTATTCAAACATCATTGAGGCTAAAAACATTGAAGAGGCTAGAGAAAAAACCTATTCAGAATTTTTTGATAATGGTGGGGATAAAATGAAACTTGTTAGCCAAGATTTGGATATTTTTGAGATTGAAGAAGTTAAATAAATAATTATCCTTGTTTCGTGTTTCGTGGGGCATTTTTTATAATGCCCCTTTTTTATTGTCTGATAACAAAAAATTTAAAATATGCTTTTTGAGCTGTGGGAATGATAAAAAATTAAATTACACTACTACAGCACTTTTTGAAGACGAAAAAAAAAAAAATAATTTTTTTAAAAAAGAAGTGTACTAGTGTAATAGATAACAAAATTTATTAGTTTTCTCTTTTAAATCGTCATACACTACCCCTTTTTTAGTAGTGTAATAAATTGATAGTAGTGTAATAGATTTTTAATTAGTTTACAGAAAACAAGGTTTTTTTTCTAGATACCAAAAAAGAAAAATGTTAATTCTATTTGAATTAATACAGTATGAAAAAAGAGATAATAGACAAAAGAAAAGCAAGAAAGTTGACCCCTAAACAATTGAGGTTCGTTTATGAATTTTCTAACTATACTTTGTTAGGAAAACAATCAGCAACAGAGAGTGCCAGAAAGTCTGGATATAGTGAAACAGTATCAAAAAAAATGGCTTATGAATTGCAAGACCCAAATAAATATCCATTAGTTGCCGAAGCTATCCAAGATATGAAAACAGAATTGAAAGAAAAATATTCTGTTTCAATGGATAAGCACTTATCAAGGCTTGAAGAGTTGGGAAGAAAAGCCGAAGAAGAAAAACATTTTTCAGCCTCAATAAATGCCGAACAATTAAGAGGAAAAGTAGGGGGATTGTATGACCCAACAATTCGACTTGAAAATTCAATTGAAAATTTATCAAGGGAGGAACTTTTAAAAAGATTAAAAGAAATTCAAAAGAAAAAAATAGATATAATTGATCAGACTAAAATAATAGATCATGAGCCTTTAGAAGTAACCCAAGAAAATAATATAAAAGATAGTAAATAATTATAATTTGTTAGAGAAAAACTTTATTAAATTAATTAGGAAAAACATACCTTTTTATAACTTCATTCGCATTGAAACAGTAACACAGAATGGCTTTCCAGATTTGTTGTGTATTGGGTCAATAATGGATACTATTTTACTTGAGGTTAAAGTTGCAAAAGGAAATAAAATAAACCTTTCAAGCCACCAAATAAGTACTAATTTAAGGCTTTGGAATATGAAAAAAGGATTAAACTATATTATTGTTTATATTCCTAAATATGCGAATGACCTTCCCCCAAACAATATATATTTGTATGAGGGAAGGAAATCGAAGGAATTAGCCTTAAAAGGGGTAAACGAACCCCCAACAGCGAACAATTGGGCTACTATATCTAGTTATTTGTTAAAGGTTCACGAAACACGAGCCGAAAAACCTAGGAAATGAGCCAATTATATGGCACGATAACTTTTATTTTCGTACCTTATCCCAAAAACCCCCAGAAATTAGGCATTGTTCATGAATAATGGCTAGGTACTTATGAAATATGGTAGAAATGGCAGAAAACAGCCAAAAATGAGATATTATTTCCAGGTACCTGGTTTTTAAAGTGGTGCTTGTGATCATGTTTCAAATTTTCAGCCATGAATTTTTCATATGGAAACGATTTTTCTAGGGGGTACCCCCTTTTTTAGTATAAAAAGACCCTAGGAGTCCCAATGGTATCCAATAATAATAATTTTGAAAACTATTCCGATGAAGAATTAAAGCTAATGTTAGCAATCGCTATGCATGATGACGACCAAGCTGCACAAAATAGCTTTATGCATTTTGTCAAAAAAGTTTGGCCAGAGTTTATTGATGGTTATCACCATAATGTATTAGCAAAAAAGTTTGAAGAGATAGCTTCTGGTAAATTAAAACGATTAATTGTTAATATGCCACCAAGGCACACTAAGTCTGAGTTTGCATCTTACTTATTTCCCGCCTGGCTTATGGGTAAAAAACCAAAAACAAAAATAATACAAGCAACACACACAGCAGAGCTCTCATATAGGTTTGGTAGGAAGATGAGAAACCTAATGAACGATGAACAGTATAGAAGAATTTTTAAAGAAGTGTATTTACGAGCAGACTCAAAAGCATCTGGACGATGGGACACAAATCATGGAGGAGAATATTTTGGTGCTGGTATTGGTGGAGCTATTACTGGTCGTGGTGCAGATTTATTAATCATCGATGATCCTCATTCAGAGCAAAGTATAACTGACACAAGTTTTGATAATGCATTTGAATGGTATGTTTCTGGTCCAAGACAAAGACTTCAGCCTGGAGGCGCTATAGTTGTTGTTATGACAAGATGGTCAGAAAGAGATTTGACCGGGAGACTAATAAAACAACAAGCTGAAGTAAAAGCAGATGAATGGGAGGTCATAGAGTTTCCAGCAATACTACCAAGTGGTAAACCAATTTGGCCAGAGTATTGGAAAAAAGAAGAACTAGAGAAAATACAAGCCAACTTACCTGTTATGTCTTGGGAGGCACAATATCAACAAAAGCCAACTTCTGAAGAAGGAGCCATCATTAAACGCGAATGGTGGAAGACGTGGGAAAAAGAAGAAATGCCAGAATTAATTCATGTCATTCAAAGTTACGATACAGCATTTTCAAAAAAAGAAACAGCCGATTTTAGTGCCATAAGTACATGGGGCATTTTTAAAACAGGGTTTAATAAAGAAAATATATTATTACTAGATTGTATAAAAGATCGTTGGGAATTTCCTGAATTAAAAAAAATTGCTTTAGAACAGTATAATTATTGGGAACCAGAAACAATTATTATTGAAGCAAAAGCAAGTGGGCAACCATTGATACAAGAGCTGCGTCAAGTAGGAATTCCAGTTGTTTCGTATACACCTTCAAGAGGTAATGATAAGCTTTCACGTGTAAACTCAGTTTCTCCTATATTTGAATCTGGGCAAGTATGGGCTCCTAATAAAAAATTTGCTGAAGAAATGATTGAAGAATGTGCAGCTTTTCCTTATGGTGAACATGATGATTTGGTTGATAGTATGACTCAAGCAATGATGCGATATCGTCAAGGACATTTTATTTCTTTGAAAGATGATTATGAAGATCCTATAAAACCAATCTATGAACAACAACCAGAGTATTACTAAGTACTAGATTTGTCACAATGAATAAGGTATAAAAAAATATGGCAGAAAATAATATAGATCAAAAAATACAATCCGTCATTGGTGAAACACTTGAAGAAGCAATTAGCAATGAACAACCAGTAGAGATTGAAGTAGTCACAGAAGAAACAGTTGTATCCGATGAACCAGAAATAGAAGAAGATTTTTATGCTAATTTAGCGGAAAGTATTGATGACAATGATCTAGGAAGAATTTCTAATGATTTGATGGGAGATTTTGAAAATGATAAATCATCAAGAGATGAATGGGCAACAACATATACAAAAGGATTAGAATTACTTGGAGTAAAGTTTCAAGAAAGAACAAGACCGTTTCGCGGTGCGAGTTCCGTTACACATCCTTTATTAGCCGAAGCAGTCACACAATTTAGTTCAACAGCATTTAAAGAAATGATGCCGTCCGATGGCCCGGTCAGAACGCGTGTCGTGGGAAAAGAATCAGTTGAAGTATATCAACAATCACAACGCGTAAAAGAATTTATGAATTATAACATTACACAAGTAATGGAAGAGTACACACCTGAGCTTGATCAAATGTTATTCTATTTACCACTAAGTGGTTCTACATTTAAAAAAGTATATTACGATGCACAACTTGGAAGAGCCGTGTCTAAATTTATCCCAGCAGAAGATCTTATCGTTCCTTACAGTGCAAGCGATTTAGACTCATGCGAACGCATTACACACATTGTTAAGTTAACAGAAAATGATGTTCGTAAAAAACAAGTAGCAGGATTTTATCGAGACATTGATATCAATCCCGCGCCACCTGAGACGTCTACATACAGTACAGGAAATATTCAAAGCACTATCGATAACTTAGATGGTATTCAACAAACAGGCGATTCTTACATTGTAACATTATTAGAAATGCATGTTGATTTAGATTTAGAAGGATATGAAGATGTAGATAGCAGTGGTGAACCAACAGGAATTAAATTACCTTACATTGTTACGATTGATGAAACATCAGGAAAAGTTTTAGCTATAAGAAGAAACTATGATGAAGGTGATAAACTTTATAAAAAGAAACAATATTTTGTTCACTTTAAATTTTTACCGGGACTAGGTTTTTATGGCTTCGGTTTAATACATTTAATTGGTGGCCTATCGCGTACCGCGACACAGGCATTACGTCAATTAATTGATGCTGGAACATTAGCTAACCTTCCTGCAGGTTTCAAGACACGTGGTCTACGGATCGCTGATAATGATGAACCATTACAACCAGGAGAATTTAGAGATGTTGATGCACCGTCTGGTGCTATTCGAGAAGGATTACTTCCTTTACCTTATAAAGAACCTTCACAAACATTATTTGGTTTACTTGGATTTGTTGTTGATGCAGGACAACGATTTGCTCAGATAGCTGACATGCAAGTTGGTGATGCAAATCAAGGAGCACCTGTTGGAACGACAATTGCTTTATTAGAACGCGGTTCGCGTATCATGAGTAGCATTCATAAAAGAATGTATTACTCAATGCAAAAAGAATTCAAATTATTAGCTAATGTTATTCAAACATATTTACCTGAAGAGTATCCTTACGCCGTTGTTGGTGGTGATAGATCTATTAAACAAGCTGATTTTGATGAACGTGTAGATATTATCCCGGTCGCTGATCCAAACATATTTTCTATGGCGCAACGCATTCAGTTGGCACAAACTCAATTACAACTTGCCACATCAGCACCACAATTACACAATGTTAAGGAAGCATATATCAGAATGTATGAAGCACTTGGTGTAAGTGATATTGATAAAATTATGAAATTAGAAAAACCTGAACCAATGAGCCCATCGATGGAAAATCGTAAACTTATTGAAGAAGATAAGATTGAAGCATACGAAGGTCAAAATCATGATGCACATATTCAAGCACATTTAGTTTTAGGTTTATCTCCTATTGTTCAAATTATGCCACAAATAGGAATAGAAATTAATAAACATATTCTACAGCATGTAACACTAAAAGCTAAAGAAGGTGTAGCTGCACAAATAGAACAAGCAGAAAAACAAATGGGTCAAACAGCAGAAGGATCTAATTTAGAAAATATGACACAATCGCAAATTGCTACATTAGAAGCACAGTTCTTACAAGAAGTTCAACAAATGCAGTCTCAGATGAGTGGCGAAGGTCAACCAGACCCTGTTATTCA